ACTTAAAACACCTGAATTAGAGGCAGCAATTAACGAAGCAGCTTTACTTTCATTACAACTTGAACTTGATTTTATCAATAAGGTTTACGAGCTTGGTGACTTAGAAGGTTGTAACAAATACGATCTTAAACATTTTATTAAAAACCGAGTTAATACAAAATTAGGTGATTTAGGTTATAAACCAATTATAGGTGATGTTGATATGACCGCTGTAAATAGAATGAAGTGGTTTGACCACCTTTCAGCAGGTAAACAACACACAGACTTTTTTGCTAATAGAGTAACTAACTACTCTAAAGGTCATATGGAATGGGATGCAGCATCAATCTTTTAATTAAAAAGTTATGGACAACAATTTAGTAGCAGATTACACAACATGGGAAAGGGGTAAAGATTATCCTGAATACATGGATGAAGTAGCACTTAGCACTATTTCAAAAGGATATTTACTCCCAGGGGAAACACCCCGAAAGGCCTATAGACGAGTTGCTCATGCTGTAGCAATGCGTTTAAATAGACCTGATTTAGAAAACAAATTCTTTAAATATATTTGGAATGGCTGGATTGGTTTGGCTAGCCCTGTTCTTAGCAATACTGGCACTGACAGGGGTTTACCTATTTCTTGCTTTGGCATCGATACACCTGACTCAATTAGAGGTATCGGACTTACTAATGCCGAGCTCATGCGACTCACATCTTATGGAGGTGGAGTTGGAATCTCACTTAGCAGAATTAGACCTCGAGGAACAGAAATCCGTGGAAACGGAAAAAGTGAAGGTGTAGTACCTTGGGCTAAAATTTATGACTCAACTATTATCGCAACTAACCAAGGTTCAGTTCGTAGAGGGGCATCATCAGTTAACTTAGATATCAACCACGGCGATATTAAAGAATTTTTACAAATTCGTCGTCCCAAAGGTGATCCTAACCGTCAATGTCTTAACTTACATCAATGTGCTGTAATTGACGACGCGTTTATGAAGCGTCTAAACGACCGCGATCCTGAAGCAATGGAATTGTGGTTAGAGATTCTTAAATCACGTGTTGAAACAGGCGAACCTTACATCATGTTTAAGGATAACGTCAATAAAGCTAACCCAATGGCTTACATGATGAATAACCTTGATGTAAGCATGACTAACATTTGCACTGAGATTACACTTCATACAGACGAAGAACACAGCTTTATTTGTTGTTTATCTTCACTTAACTTAGCTAAGTATGATGAATGGAAAAATACAGATGTAGTCGAAACTGCTATTTACTTCCTTGATGGTGTAATGGAAGAATTTATTGAAAAAACCAATGGTAAAGAGTCAATGATTCGCTCACATCGTCATGCTAAAAAAGGACGTGCTTTAGGTTTAGGTGTAATGGGTTGGCATACTTTATTACAACAGAAAAACTTACCATTTAACTCTATTGCTTCTACAGCTTGGACACATACTATCTTTAGTCAAATTAAACTTGAAGCTGAAGCAGCATCACGTAAGTTAGCTCAAGAATATGGTGAACCGCTTTGGTGTAAAGGAACTGGTATGCGTAACACACACTTGTTAGCTATTGCCCCTACAGTATCCAACTCACGTATTAACTCATGTTCAGCAGGTATTGAACCCCATCCAGCAAACATTTATACATTTAATGGTGCTAAAGGAACATTTATCGTTAAAAACCCTGAACTAGAAAAAATCCTAGAAGCTAAAGGATACAATACAGATAAAGTATGGGATCAAATCTTAGTTGATAATGGTTCAGTTCAAAACTTACCCCATACAGTATTAGATGAAGATGAAAAAGAGGTATTCTTAACATTCCCTGAGATTAACCAACTAGCACTTGTTCAACAAGCAGCTATTCGTCAAAAATATATTGACCAAACTCAATCTCTTAACTTATCATTTGCACCAACAGATTCACCAAAATGGATTAATCAAGTGCATATGGAAGCCTGGAAATTAGGAATTAAAACACTTTATTACTTACGAACAGATTCAGTAATCAAAGGAGATATTGGTTCTCGCACAGTAGATTGTATTTCTTGTGATGGGTAATATATGTATAATACACAAATAAATTGAATTAGAATGAAGTATTTAAATAAAATTTGGGCTTTATTAAAAAGATTTTGGGCTTGGTTAATGGACCAAACTACCATTGACGAAGAAATTGACGCGAAAGTAGCTGAAGTAAAAAAAGAAGTTAAAGAAGCTAAAGCGGCAATTAAAACTGCTGTTAAAGAAACAGGTGACGTAGCTAAAGCTGTAGCTCCTAAAAAAAGAAAACCTCGTAAACCAAGAGCTAAAAAATCTTAATTCAATAGCCCTTTAAGGGACTCTATATGAAGGGGGGTGCAATAGCACCCCTTTTTTTTATATTTATAATCATGAAAGAATTAGAAGATATTTTTAACACAAACGAATTTAAATCACTCCCATTTTGGAATAGAGTTTGGATTCGTATCAAGGTTGCATTTATTCAAATAATCTCAATGTGAATAAGTTTGCGAAAATATGTTTAGGCATATCTAGTGCTATCATACTTACCTTTTTTGCAGTACAAACTTGTATTGTATTTAGATGGTGTGAACCCTCCTACTTTCTTGCTGAATTTGGATATGGTTGTGTTATTGCATTTATACCACCATTTTCCTATGTGGTATATGATTTTATTCGTAATACTAAATCAAAAGAAGCAAAGGCCGACTTACAATTAGCTGCTATTGAAAAATCTAATATGGTTGTAGAATTAGATATGGATGGATATGTCCTATCATCAAATCCAAAGTTTCGTAATGTAATGGGTTATACTCAAAACGAACTAAAAACCAAACAACATAGATTACTAGTATCCCCCGAATATGCTAAAAGCTCGGAATATGTTGAATTTTGGAAAAAGTTAAAATCAGGTCAAAGTGTTAGTGGTGAATTTCAAAGAATTGGAAAAGGAGGAAAAGAAGTTTGGTTGTTTGGAACATATACTCCTATACAAAATTCCCAAGGAAAATATGTTAAGGTTTTAAAAATAGCCCAAGACATAACTCTCCAACATGAATCTGAAATAATAGTTAATCAGAAAAATTCTTATTTAGAGCACGCCGCAAAAATTCTTAGACATGATATGCATAGTGGTATTAACACCTATATGCCAAGAGGATTATCTTCTTTAAGAAGAAGATTATCTGATGAAAAAGTAAAAGAGTTAAAAATTGATGCTCCACTTAAAATGTTAGAGGAGGGATTAAAACATACTCAAAAAGTCTACTCAGGTGTAAAAGAATTTACAAACTTAGTAAAGGAAGATGTACAATTAGATAAAAAACCACATAACCTAAAAGAAATACTCTCAGATTATTTATCATCTACATCATATACAAAACAAGTTATTATTGATCGTTTACCTACAATTGATGTAAATGAACCTTTATTTTGTACTGCTATCGATAATTTAATTCGTAACGGATTAAAATATAATGATAGTTCTACTAAATCTGTAAAGATTTTTATGGAGAATGATAGTACCTTAGTTGTTCAAGACAACGGAAGAGGTATAACTCAACAAGAATTTATTGAATTATCTAAACCTTATACTAGGAAAGAAAATCAAAAAGAAAGTGGCTCCGGATTAGGACTAAACATATGTATAGCCATACTACGTGAACACGGATTTAGTATAACAGCAGAAAAAATCACCCCCGGTACAAAATTAAAAATCAAAATAAAATAAACAAGATGATAAACTCAATCATGTTGATAGATGATGAAGATCTATTCCACTTGGTATTTGAAGATGCATGTAGTATCTTAGACATAACACTTTCTTTAGAAGCATTAAACTCTTCTGATGAAGCCGATAAACTATTTAAAGCATGGTTCCCAGATGACCCAAACCACGAACGCCCTGAATGTGTTTTTGTTGATTTAAATATCATAGGTTCATCATTTAATGGAATAGAAATGGTTGATAAAATCAATCACGAATATGGAAATGGATGTGTAATTGGTATCATCTCCTCCTCAGATGATCATCAAGAAATTGAAAAAGCTAAAAAAGCAGGCGCCCAATTCTGGATTATTAAATCAGATGATATCGAACCCCGTTTAGAAGAATTTAGAAATGATTATGATGGGTATGTAAATAAAACAAACCCATTTAAAATATACAAATAATGGTTGAAGTAACAGAACATACTAGAAATGTTCTACTAGAGGTTGCAAAAAAAAGAAAAATCTATGTAGAAGGTAGTTTCCTTAAAATTCTTAAAGCCCCAAAAGGTGATAAAGAATTTGAGGACTACCTTGCATTATGTAAAGAAAAAGATATTGCTGTTCGTAAAAAACGATTAGAAGTAACTAAACAAGTCCAATCCCAAAATAAAGATTTAGTTGCTAAACAAGAAGAAAATGATTCTTTAATGAAGGATCTTCAAATTGCATTAGAAGAAGCTAAATTATCTGAACAAGAAGCTGATAAAGCTAGAGCTGAAGCTGAAAAATTAAGAGACGATGCTGTAGAAGATTTAGAACTAATGCAAAAGAAAACTCAATTTGAGTTAATTAGTACGATTGTAAAAGTTGCACTTTATGTAATTATAGGGGTAGGTATACTTACAACTGTTATGTATGGATTGGCATTATTTTCGGGTACTGATACACAAATCATAGGTTCCACTTGGTCAAATATGTTTGGTATTCTCCTCACTAACGCATTCTCAATTGTTGGTACTATTATGGGAGTTAAATACGCAACCGAAAAAGACTAAAGATGAGCCCCTCTATTATAGACAATATTAGCACAGAAGTTTACTATGATGTATTGTCTATTCCATTTGATAAAGATATAGATCAACCTTATCAAATTACACATACTGTTGATTTTAAATCATTAAAAGAGGATACCCAAAATATATTACTTAACCTACCCATCGTTCAGTTTACAGGTGACTTTAAAGCAGGTGGTTTAGACTCTAAGCAGCGTCTATATTTAATGAGCAGTATGAATGATATATTTTTTATAGATACTCTTAAAACAAATTATGCTAAATGTGTAACAAGGCTTATTAACGTTCCTGATTTAAGTGGTAAAGAAGTTATCGAAAGAACTGATGAACATAAAAGTATCAAACAAATTAAAAAATCCGAAAGCTACAGTGTTACCTATAATGAAATCGAGTATATAATAGAAATAACAGAAGAAAACACAGGTACCTTTACTAGTATTACATATGGTGATAACTTTGTAATGGATTATCTCTTAGAAAAAGATATACTAGAATATTTTTATAAAAATAAATAATATTTATAATAAATTTAACACCATGAAAAAAATTATAGATTGGATCTCAGGTCTTTTAAAAGACGAAAAAGGTACCCCATCATCTAAAAGATTTGTTGGTATTTTAGCGGGTGTTTCATTATGCATAACACTTTTTGCAAATCAATTTACTGAAGAACATATTGCACCTGCAGAATCTTTAGTTAATGCTGTTGCCGCTTTAGCATTCGGTGCTTTAGGATTAGCCTCAGTTGATAAGATTTGGGGTAAAAAACAAGAATAATTATGATGTTATCTAAAAATTTATCTTTAGGTGAATTTACTAATTCCCAAACTGCTAAACGTAGAGGTATTGATAATACTCCTAAAGATGAGCATTTAGAAGCAGCTAAGTTATTAGCTGAAAATATATTCCAACCAATTAGAGAACATTTTGGTAAACCTATTTTTATATCTTCAGGATATAGAAGCGCTGCCCTAAATGAAGCAATTGGTGGTTCTAAAACTTCACAACATTCAAAAGGTGAAGCTATCGATATAGATATGGACTATAGAAAGGGTCCACAAAACGAAGAAGTGTTTCATTACATCAGAGAAAATTTACCATTTGATCAATTAATTTGGGAATTTGGTACTGATAAAAGACCTGATTGGGTTCATGTTTCATATAATAGTGATGGTGAACAAAGAGGTCAAATCTTAGTAGCTAAAAGGAATTCTAAGGGAAAGACCTATTACGAAAACTGGTCTAAATAATATGAAAACTAACACTTTATTCCTTACAGCTGCGGCAACTACTACTATGTCATTTATTTGCTCCTACTTCCTCGAGATTTATATGGGGAACGTTGAACAATATCTTGCTCTAATTGCCGTCGTCTTTATTGATGGTTTCTTTGGAATCTCAGCTGGTATTAAAAGAGAAGGATTCCAAACTAGAAAAGCAGTTCGTGTATTAAAAAGAG